AGTTTAGTTATGGACTTAAATGAGGGTGCCAAATAATGCAAGTTTATCAAGGTGTAGTTGAGAATAGAGACGATTCTTTAAAACTTGGTCGTTGTCAAGTTCGCATCATGGGACTGCACACAGAAGATAAGGTGCAGCTACCAACAGAAGAGTTGCCATGGGCATACCCAATGCAACCTATAACCTCAGCTGCCATGAGTGGTATTGGATCCTCTCCTGTCGGTCCAGTTCTTGGAACATGGGTTTTAATAATCTTCCGCGACGAGTACCAGCAGCAGCCAGTTATGATTGGTACCATTGGTGGTATTCCACAGAGTAAGGCTGGTACTTTAGCTGGACTGGATTCCGCTGGCGATGTCGTTGTCAGATCAACAGATGATGCTCCGCGTGGTGGTGTCTTGGTTGACAGTTCTGGTCGTGCAGTAATTACATCTGATGGAACTCCTGTCACAGTTGGATCTTCTGAGTCGCAGAATATACAATCAAGATCTGCGGATTCTGTTCCTGTTGACCCGCAAGCAGAATCCAGAGCAACTCTCTCCTCTAGTGACAAAGCGATTCCAACTGACCTTCCAAAAGATCTACAGGGTAGAGCTTCTTCACCAAATCTCGCTCAAGCGAAGTTGGGAGTAGCTGCCATAATTGCCGCATGCGATAAACTCGGTCTAACTGAAAAATACTTTAAAGCAGCTGTTCTTGGTGTTGTTGGTGGCGAGTGCGCATGGATTCCCACCAGAGAAGGATATTCATATAAACCAGAACGTATGCAAGACATTTTTAAAAATCTAACAGCTGAAGAAGTTAACAAGTATGCCTATGCCGAAAAGAAGGGTATGTCTCGTGAAGACTTTTTCTCTTTCTTCTATGGTCCATCACACCGTGGTAAAAAATTCTTGGGCAATAAAACAGATGAAGACGGTGGAAAGTTTTATGGAAGAGGATTCATCCAATTAACAAGCACTTAAAGAAGATCGTTCAGAAAACTACGATCAGACAGGATTCACAGATCCATACGGAAAATACCCACTGAAGGAATTGGTGGACGAACCAGACACGAATAGACTGGCTCGAAGCATTATCGAAGATACCTGCATTGCCTACAAAGACGCAATGGCTGTGCGTGATATTCCAGCCGCAGGCGGTGGAACCTTCAGCCAACCGTACTCTGGGTATGGTGCAAAGTATCCGTATAATAAAGTAACGGAAACTGAGTCTGGTCACGTTATGGAGTGGGACGATACTCCAGGTAACGAGCGTATCAATATGTACCATCGCACAGGAACATTTACTGAGATCGACCAAAATGGAACTCAGGTGAATTATATTGTCGGCGACAACTTCATTATCATGAATCGGAATGGTAATGTGTTCATCGATGGAAGATTGAATTTAACAGTCAATGGCGACGCGAATATCAAAACAAATGGTAATGCAAATATAGAAGTAGCCGGAGATACCACAGCAATATTACAGGGGGATGTTGATATTGGTGTTGCCAAAAACGTAATTATGGCTGTCGGTGGTACTATGGATCTTCAAGTACTTGGTGATCTAAAGGTGCACGCCGCTAATATATACTTGAAGTCCGATGGAGTATTTAATACAGAAGCTACCACTTCTATTAGTACTAAAACTTGCAGCCGATTACGCAGAAGGACAATTTGGTAACGGGGCTGCTGGTGGCACAGATGTCACTGCACTTGAGTTGTCGCCACCTGCTATTGGTGATATATCTCCATCTCCTGAGAATCTAGAAGATCCGCTGCGAAGTTTTGAGAATATTTCCAAACACGAAACACCGGATGACTGGGATTCAGAAGATGGAAGGGAAGATAGAAAAGAGAGTTATGACAACCCAACGTATAGAGCACCAGGAAATGCAACTCAATCTCAGGGTATAGGGGCAGACGCACCGACGAATGTGGTTCCAGAAAAGAAAGTTGATTCTGCAGCTATTTTGAGCAGTACAAGTTTCCCAATGTCATATAGGCTTTCAAAGAACTATGTTCTTGGGAATTTTATTATGCCAGACGACCCACTGAGAGATTCTCCAAACCTCAAAACATCATCTGGACTTATTGGTGGAGGATCCTTTGAGCGATTCACCATACATCAGATAGTAGAAAACTTGGCCTATCTTGCAGAAAACATCGGAGAACCACTATTCGAACAAATGGGTCCAGCACTTAACTCTGATGGAAGAATGCCAATGAAGGGATCCAATGCTGGATCTCTCTGGAGAATTAACTCTGGATTTAGAACCAGAGCATGGCCTGGAGGTTCTGATCATGGAAAGGGTCGTGCACTGGACTATACACTATTGAAGGGAAAACAGGATGGAGATCGTTCCTTCAACTTCAATTTTATTAAAGATTTCAGTCATGTAGTTCCCTACCACCAGTGTATATTAGAGTATCGCAAACCTGGAGCAAAGGGTGGTGGACCAACATGGCAGAACTGGATACATATGTCTATCGCCAATAAAGGTAATGCCAAGATGGGATTCACCATGCTCGATGATCACTCTGTTGACATAAACGGAAACTCTGGCTTCACTCTGGGATTCTTCCTATTCTGATATGGCAGCAGTTATCCGACTTGGCGATCTTTCTGCGGGACATGGGTGTTTTCCACCAACTGCACTGGTGGTTACACCAGTGCAGAAAACCTTTGTGAATGGAATAAAGATTGGGGTGGTTTCGGCAGAGTGTCAATATGCTTCGCATTTATGCCTCCTCGTTGTGCACTCGCAGTCTTCTAGAAACCCCTTGAGTGGTGCCATAAAGACATTTATTGAGGGTAATCCTGCAGCGAGAATCGGTGATGCTATCGCGTGTGGAGATGTATGCGCACAGGGTTCTTACAACACGTTCATAGAATAAGACTAAATAGTACATGGCACATATTACCAGAACATTTTCCGATTTAGACCTAAATTTCATTCCGCATCCGGTCACGAAGGACATTGTCCGACGTTATGACGAGAATGCGGTCAAGACGTCCGTAAAGAATTTGATCTTAACTGGTAACTTTGAACGTCCATTCCGCAGTGATGTTGGCACTCCCATTAAGCACTTGCTATTCCAGGTCTGGGACTCAACTCTACCGCTTTTATTGAAGCGAGTAATAGAAGATACCATAACGAACTTCGAACCGAGAGTTGTGCTGTTGAATACTACTGTGCAATTTAGTCCTGATAATAATTCTCTTTACGTAACTATTACATTTAGAATTGTTAATACAACCAATCCAATAGATGTCAATGTGGTATTAGAGAGAACACGATAATGGCAAATAGAAAAATAAACACAACAGAGTTAGATTTCGACAGAATAAAACTAAATCTAAAATCCTTTCTTTCGGCGCAAACCGAATTTCAAGATTATGATTTTGATGGATCTGGGTTATCAATACTGATGGACGTGCTAGCATACAACACACACTACAATGCACTATACAATAACCTGACTATTAATGAGATGTTTTTAGATTCTGCCAGTAAGCGAAGCAGTGTGGTTTCGCTGGCGAGAATGCTTGGATATAATCCAAGATCCTGTATTTCTGCCATAGCAAAACTTAGAGTTACTGTGAATATTACAGGTGATGGTCCATCTTCCTTGTCAATACCGGCATATACACCATTCGAAACAAGTGTCAGTGGCACTAGCTATACCTTTTACACAAGAGAAACTTATGTCTCCATCCTAACAGGATCTCAATATATCTTTGATATCGATGTTATAGAAGGTAGCGTCATGCAGTTTAATTATTCTGTGGAGTCCGGTGCACGATATTTAATTCAAAATGCCAATGCTGATTTAACCACACTGCAGGTTAAGGTTCAGGATAATCCATCCTCAAGCATTTACGAAACTTACACTAATGCAACTTCCATAGTTGATGCCACTTCTACCACTAAAGTGTACTTCGTTAAAGAACTCGATGGTGGACTATACGAAATAACTTTCGGTAATGGTATTATCGGAAAGAAATTAAGCACTGGTAATGTTGTTCATATTGAATATATGATATCATCCCTGGAACTTGCGAATTTTGCAAGATTGTTTAGCTATCAAGGACACCAGCTATTAAGCAACAGCACTTTATCTATCGCCTGTCTTGCACCAGCTACTGGTGGTTCTTCAATCGAAGATATTGATAGTATTCGGTTCAATGCGCCTCGTGCATACGCTGCTCAAAATCGCGCAGTGACACCGGATGACTATAAGAATGTGATTTATCAAGCACTCCCTGAGACGAAATCTGTTTCGGTCTGGGGCGGCGAAGATAACGTCCCACCAGTATATGGTAAAATCTTTATTTGCGTAAAACCAAAGAATGCAACAAAGCTAACTAACCAACAAAAACTAAATTTAATATCTTCAATTTTATTATCTAAGAATGTGGTATCTGTCACCCCAGAAATTGTAGATCCAGAATACATTAGCATTTCATTGAGCACAACTGTATATTATAACGAAAGAGAAACAAATAGAACTGCCTCAGAAATCGAAAGTATTGTTCGTTCCACGATCTTACAGTATGACTATGATGAACTGCAAAGATTTGATGGCATTTTTAGATTTTCAAAACTATCAAAACTTATTGATGGTGCGGAACCGGGTATTACCAATAATATCACAACTGTATCTTTGAGACGGAAGATAAATCCGCGCTATAATGTTTCTGCGCAGTATTTAATTAACCTAATCAATCCAATTTTCTATCCTGGACATGAGGGTGGTGCTGTTAGTAGCACAGGGGTTTACATTAAAGGTAGTAATGAGTTGCACTATATCGATGATAATGGCGTGAACTTGCGTCTATTTAAGTATAACACAAACGGGGAGAAACTTGTTGTTAATTCCTCTATCGGGACTATTGATCATGTTTCTGGTATTTTAGATATTCGGAATTTGAATATTACAGCATTGACTGATCGTGATTTTGAGATCTCAATTAAACCTGCGTCAAATGACGTGGTATCTGCCTTAACGCAAATTGTTGAAATTGCAAATGAACATTTAACCATTAAGGCTATTGCAGACAAATCGGCAAACGGTGACTTGCGCGCCGGATTTAATTATAAGTTCACCAATAGTTCAGCATGATTTCTCGTCCGTCTTTAAGTAGTTTAGTATCAAGACAACTCCCTGAGTTTGTCAGAGAAGATCATCAAACTTTTGTTGCGTTTCTGGAGGCATACTACAGCTATCTTGATAGCATTTCCCCTGACCCACACACACTGAGAGATTTAGATGTTACTCTAGACTCATTCGTCCACCACTTTAAAAATGAACTAGCTGTCCATTTACCAAAAACTCAAGTTGATGAGAGATGGCTGCTGCAGCACATAAAAGACCAATATCTCACCAAAGGCGCAGAACCATCATTTAAGCTACTCTTCAGGTTACTCTTCAATAAAGAAGTTACAGTTGAGTACCCATCAAAGCAGTTACTGCGTGCATCTGATGGTAAGTGGAATCAAGAAGTTTCTATTATTTGTGAGGTAACTGATGGATCCCCAGATGATATTATCGGGAAGATGGCTGATATACACACACAGCAAAGAATTATTCGTGTTCTTGTTGA